AACGGCAGAAAGAGTTCGAGGTGAAACAGGAAGCAGCACAGTCGGCACAAGACTGGAGAAAACTAGTACAACAGCAAAACATGGAATACCAGAAATTCCAGATGGACCCAGTTGCTCAAGAAGTTATGGCAAAACGCAAAGCACTCGGACGCAAAGCAGCAGAAGGGCCAGATATTCCAAAGCCACACGCAGTAATTCCTGGAAAAATTCGGCACTGGTTAAAGAAAAGGCATGGATATTCTGATGAACAGTTAGACGTTCTTGATGACGCATCCAGTCGGAGTCTTATTAATCAATACGAAGAAGAAACCAAGCCCAAAAAAACCACAACCAAGACGGGCACAACGACCACCTCGTTCTTTGCGAACATCCGCAGGAGAGCTAAGTCGGCAGCCACAAAATATGGGCAGAAAGCAGGGGCAGTATATGATTTCATCCCAGACACGGTAGCTGAATTGAATGCACTCACGCAATCAAATATAGGCAGTGTTCCGTTGGAAGCATTTGTGGCAGAGGTTATAGACGGGAAGCTGACAGACTTCGAGAATGCGTCCTATGAAAGAACGCTCAGCGCAGACGAGAAGAAAAGACTGCAAAAGATGAACTCGATATTAGGGGATATTGGCAATTTCAAAAAGAAATATGCCGACTGGTTTATAGAAAGCCGAGAGGCTACAAAAGATTTTCCTCCAAAGGACCAACCATCAGATAATGAGATAGCGATATTCATTTTGTCAGATATAATCAAATAATGCAAGAAACCATCGGTGAACGATTCCTGAAGTGGAGAGCTGGTATACCGTCAGATCAAGAAAAAGAAAAGAATATTGGCGAAAGATTCCTACAGTGGAAATACGGGGATGGTCCGCGCCCAATAAGCAGACCATCTGCCCACGGGTTGGAACTAGAGAAGAAGCCAGGACTTGGGTATATAGCAGGGGAAACCTTAAAGGGTGCAGGGGGAGATTTAGTCGAAACGGGGAAGAACATAGGAGGGGTCGCAGCGTCTGGACTCACGGGGGTGACTGGATTTATGACTGGTCCTGCTGTGTATTGGGCAGCGAGGGCGTCGGGATTAAGTGATGAACTGGCGAAGGAAGCTAAGGAAGAATATAGGGAATCAATAGCCTATCAACCGAAAAGTGAACAGGCTGCTGCGATGGCGCAGGCAACCTTTAAACCTTTTGAGTTATTCGAGCCAGCCATCAAGAGCCTGGCATCGACACTCAGGAAACCATTTAACGCATATACAGGGCTAGATATTTCTCAGGAAGATACGGAAAATCTGCTTGAGACAGCTGTTGTAGCTATGCCCGCACTCAAAACTTATCTCCAGGGGAAGTTGCGTGCAGGGCAGAAACCCAACCCAAAGACGGTAGAACGGCTTGTTAAAAAATATATAAAACAAGAGGAACTATTCAAGGACATGGCAAAAGAACAGGCTGGGTTAGAAACTAAGCCAGAGCCTAGCCTACCCGCGAAACCTACTGAACCTACACCCGCGAAACAGCCGTGGGAGATGACTAAGGAACAATATATCGAGAGCAATATTCCAAAGCCTCAAACTCTGGAAGGGGAAGTTTTTTATACGAAAATACCAGTTCACGGCAAGGTCGCAGAATTTGAAGTAATTAAAAACCCAAGTATTAAACAAATAGAAGCTATGTCGCATGAGGTTCGCAAAAGGCACCCCAAGATGCCACCTGATTCGACAATGGTTCGCACGCTTTATGACCAAGAAGGAAATAAATATATCGCCCATGCTGACAAAGCCATACACGACCAAATGGCCCAAGCCATTGAAGCAAGGTATAGAACTGCTATTGTAGATAACCCAAGACCAAACCTTATCACGAAACATTACATGGATGTGCAATCGGCACTCCTAGAGAATAAGTCTGTACTCCCTGAAGTCCTCAAAGACTACCCCGACCTAGCTAAAACGGCGGGTAGGGCAGTTGACCTACCTCCCGCGAAAATTGAATCCGCCACACAGAGGGCTTGGGGAGAGCGTTTTTTCCATAGGTCAAATACTAAAATCGACACATTTGATCTCAACCATGTAAGGGAGGGGGATATTCATGGGGTTTATTTTTCCGAGGGAAGCCCGCGCCTTTCTGGTAAATATACCCATGAAGCAAAGTTGCACACCAAAAAAACATTTGTCCTTCCTGAAAAATACACATCATTCGACGATTATGCACGACAACACGGCATCCTAAAATCGGGTGAAATGATAGATACATTCGCTAAAGAAAAAGCATTCACAAAACTCTTGAGAGATCAGGGGTATGATAGTATTCGTAATGCTGGGGACATGATAGTTTTAGATCCGTCAATCATTGAGTTGACGCATATTAATGGGAAAGCAGTAGCAAAAACGGCGGGTAGGGCAGAGGCACAATTCATCAATAAAAACGCTGGCTATAATATCATAGAGGAAATCAAAAAGAGTATCCAGTTCCTCAAGGGAGAAGATCCCTACAAGCTCACCAAGGAACAAATCCAGAAGGAGGGCAAGTCACTCGAACCATCCACGTCCCCAACCCTGAAGAAAATTCTCGGGGAGGAACCCGTCGAACCACCAATGCCTGATGCGGGACAGATAATCTATGACGCAATCAAGGAAGCCAAACCACTACGCACAGAACAAGAGGCCATATATTCTACTGAACGTGGTAAGAAGATGGCGATGGGAATTAAGAGGGCAGAGAAGTTGCGAGGTAAGGAACGGGCAGAGGCGTTCCGCAAGGCTCAAGCTGGCAAGATGAAGAAATTAGACTTTGAGCAACCGAAGGTGCCGACTGAAGCCATTGAGGAAATGTATGATAGGATTTGGGATTCCCCTGCAATCACAGAGTGGGAGAGGTTATCTGCTAATTCTGGCTTAACGAAACTATTAGAAGGGAAGATACCGCAAGAGGGTGAAATCATTTTATTAGACAGGGTATTCCCAAAAAGTTTAACCGAAGCCCTGAAGAAAAAGCGTAGCACTTGGCAAAGGGTTAAGTATGGACTACTCGAAGTGTCGGGTATACCCCGCGCATTGATGGCATCATGGGACTTCTCCGCACCCTTCCGTCAAGGTGTGTTCTTAGCCACACGCTACCCGAAACAATTCTTCAAGTCGTTTGTGAAGATGTTTGATATGTGGCGTAGTGAGGAATCATATAAGGCTGTGCATGAAAGCATCACACAGAGAGAAACATATCCACTCATGCGTCAAGGCGAATTAGCATTGACTGAGCTGGACTCTATTTTGAGGTTACGGGAAGAAGCGTTCATGTCACATTGGGCAGAGAAGATACCATTGGTACGACGTTCTGGCAGGGCATATACTGGATTCCTGAACCTACTCCGCGCTGATGTATTCGACACACTCATCAAGAGTGCTGAAAAGATGGGGCACAACCCGCAGAAAAGTGCGTTCCTCGTCAAATCTCTCGCCAATTTCATCAACGTCGCCAGCGGTAGGGGGTCGCTCAAGAGTGTGCTTGGTGTAAATCTTGAGAAATCGGCAGTCCTCCTGAACCAAGTCCTATTCTCGCCACGCCTGATGAGTTCTCGGTTCAAGCTACTCAATCCTGCGTTCTATATCAAGGCACACCCGTTTGTCAGGAGACAAGCGTTACAGTCCCTACTCGCCTTTGTTGGTGCTGGTACAACCGTACTGACACTGCTCAAGGCGGCTGGTGCAGAGGTCGAACTGGACCCCACAAGCTCAAAGTTTGGGAAGGCTTCTATCGGTAATACTACGATAGATATATGGGGTGGGTTCCAACAGTATGTGCGCACAGGGGCGCAGTTGGCATTCGGTCAGACTAAGAGTGCATCTACTGGAAAGAAAACAGAAGTGAAGGGTGCACGTTTGCTACCTTACCCCAGACTTCAGAAGGGGGAGAAGGGACCATTCGCACCGACATCATTAAATATAGCCGGACGTTGGTTGGAATATAAACAGGCACCGCTGTTGTCGTTTGCTACCGACCTGTTGCGTGGCAGCACAGCATTTGGAGAGGAGTTAGACTTCGGGACGACAGACTTGACCAAGAACCCAGTCGCACAAAGGTTTATACCGATGGTGATGCAGGACATGATAGACATATATAAAGACGATCCTAGCCTACTCCCCGTTTCGCTCGTAGGTTTGTTCGGTGTCGGGTTGCAGACATACGAACCCCGAAAGTCTAAAGGTGGGGTGCGGTGGTGATTAAGTCATGGCTTGCGTTTGTTATCTACACAGTGACTACCCTCGCGGTTTTTGTGTTCTCCAGTTATGCCAAGGCTGACAACGCCTTGGCTATTGCGTTCTTCACTCAGTATACGATAGGCTTTGTTGCCTACATCACGCGACGCTACTATAAACATAAACTAAACAATGAACAAGTGGATTAAATATGCAATAGGCGCAATACTAGTGTTTGCGCTTGTATTGATAGGATACAAGTCCTGTGGCTTGTATGACAAATACTCTGTGCTTAAAGGTCAGTACGATGCTCTAAGTCAAGAGTATGATGATTACAAGGAGAGTGCGCTAGCAAATATGGATGAGTTACGCAATATAATTGCGCAACGGGACGAGGAAATACGCATTATAAATTCACATATTGAGATTAAAGAGGGGGAGATTGCTGACCTACACTCCCGCACCGATGAATTAGAGGAAGCCTACAGCGAGGCGATGCAGGATGTTGCTAAAATTGACAACTTAACGAAACAGGTTTCACTATGGAAACAAAAGTTTTCCTTGGCGGAAACTATAATAGCCGACAAGGACGCTATTATATTTTCTCTCAATGAAAAATATGAAGCGCAGGAAAAGATTAGCCTTGAGTGGAAAACACTGTACGAAAACGAGGCGACTCTACGTAATCTTGCAGAGGTGAGGCTGAAGCTCGCTGACAAAAAACTAAGAGGGTTGAGGCTTCAAGTAAATCTAGGCAGGGGGATAACTATTGCTCTAGGGGTAGTTCTTATTTACGGTTTAGTCGCCAACTAGTAAGGATATATTATGAGAAAGTTTATACCACTCAGTATTATACTACTTGGAATACTTGCAGTTGCCTCATGCGTCAACTACACGCCGCAGTTCGCACCCGAATGTGTTGTCAATAAGATACGGGAGCACGCCGTATCTATCGCCACCTATTATATCATGGACACAGACTCATACGATAGGTTCACGAGTGAGACAACCCTGACTTGGTTCCCCGTCAAGATAGAGGGACCGAACAAGGCTGCCGCCATCATCGGGTCGGGCACTATCATCCGTGACAACCATGTTATCACGGTGCGTCATATGTTCGACGACCACTACGGCATACCTCCCTCTCAGATATGGGTATTCATAGCAGGGTGGGACCACGCTGTCGAGGCTGACCTTGTGTGTAAGAGTGAGTTAGGACAGTTCTGGGACGACTACGCAGTCATCAAACTGCGTGAGGATACGGGACTACCTGGACTCAGGATAGGTGATAAGCAACCCAAGGCTGGCGAGAAGATTATCAACACGGGAAGCACGGGTGGTTTCGCATGGTTCACAAGGTACTCGCGTGTCACGGAACTGCAATATTATTTCAGACGCGGTTATGATGACATCCTGCACCTCACTCCGTGGGAGGAGTTCCCTTATATGTGTATCTTTCCAGGCGGTCCAGGCGATTCGGGGGGTAGTATATGCAACACAAAGGGCGAGCTGGTAGGTATTATGTACTGCGGTCTGACAAATTATTCCGAGGAATATGTATTCGCCAACCCTCTCTACATGCTTCACGAGTGGCTAGAAAAGAACGAGTTGAGTCATCTGAAATGATATGTGAACTGAAGGTGGACAAAAAAGTCCTCCTGTGGATTCTATTTGTTCTCGGCTTGTTAGTCCTAGTGTTCACCTTAACGTCATGTTCAGTATATAGTGAACCTTATCCCTACGCCTCGGTCGAGAGGACACCCATCAATGAGAAGTGTAGGACGTTCCGCAACACGGCAGGGGATACTCCAGGGGAGTTTCTGATAAAGGTCGGCAAGGAAGTCAGCCACATGGCTGAGTACCACGGGTGGAAGGTATACAAGGTGAGGATAATCATGGGGGAGGACATGGCAGGTAGGTACGAGGCTAAGATGGCGGTGGTATATTATGAATAAACTCAACTGGAAGGAAAAGATAGCTGTATTTATGATAGCTGTGGCACTAGGGTTCGCCTTCACCGTGGCTGTACTCAAATTCTTTATGTGGATATTGGGATGACAATTCAAGATTTAGATAAGAAGCTGGATAAGTTTATAGAGAACGACTTTAAACATTTGCGTGCAAAGGTAGACTGGATGCTCTACACCCTCATCGGTGGGCTGACTACCATCATCACGGGACTGGTGATACTACTCTGTAAATGAAAGCGACCATACGGGATAACCCTATAGATTTGTAAATGAAACAAGATAAAGCATACAAGGAACGACTCGCCGAGTGGCGACAGAAGCATTTCAAAGAGATGGAACGCAACATGCAGATCAACATCCAGATACGTGACGACCCTAACGAGAAAGCGAAGGACAGGATAGATGCGTCAAAGACTATCGCACGTATGCTCGGCACACTAGCACCAGAGAAGATAGAGAAGAAGGAAGCACCAAAGAAACAGGAGTCTCCGTTCTCGGCAGAGGAGGAGGCACGCCTTGATGCCCGTCTTAAAGAAACGCTTGGAGATTCATGGATAGAGTCCAAAAAAAGTACCTCCGCGAATTAGGTCTTAAATCGTTCTACCACTTCGTAGAACTGATTATCATGCACGCTATCCGTGACGACAAGGACCACCCACGCCTTCCCTTACAACCATTCCATAAAGAAGTCCTAGACTTTTGCCAAGACCCACGATACAAACGCAAGGGCATACTCATGCCGCGTTATTTCCTAAAAAGTACGACTATCACGTGCTCTATGCCTATATGGTTATGGCTCAACAACAACGAGGTCAAGACCATGATAGTGACAGAGACACACAAGAAGGCGGAGGACTCGCTTAACTTTGTGAAGGGGCAGTTCGAGCGTAACGAACTGCTGAGATATATATACCCTGAGTGTGTGGTAGACGACACATGGAAGCGACAGCACAGGTGGTCGAGCATAGCCATTGACCTACCCTCCCGCGGTATCACTAAAGACCCGTCAATCCAAGTGCTGGGGGTAGGTAATGCTGCACAAGGTATCCACGTGGACTACATCTTCCTTGACGACATCATAGGGCAGAAGGATATGCTCTCTGCCATCGAGGCAGAGAACACATGGCGATGGTTCTCCAACGTGGAAGAACTGCTCATCACACCAGACCGCACCAAGCCACACGCATCCACACTATTCCTTATCGGCACCCACTATGCACCAGAGGACATCTATGACCGAGTACGCAAGACGAAACACGAGTACAGATGGAAGCACATACCCGCAGAGGATGAGCATGGTGAACCGACATGGCCTGAGAAGTTATCTAAGACAGCCATCGAGGAGATGAAGAACGACCCTGACAGGGCCGTGGTATACTATACACAGATGCAGAACGACCCTATGCACTCAGGGCTTACCACGTTCAAGCCTGAGTGGAAACGGTTCTACCTATGGGATAAGAACGAGGAAGGCGAGGACTTGGTTGTGTGGACCGACCAACAAGGTGAGGTGCACGCAGTACGCCTAAAAGAACTCGACATCTCCGCAACGATAGACCCTGCCACGGTACAGGCATCCATGAAAACAGCCTGCCGTACAGCGGTAGTAGTAGTAGGTGTACACAACAAGACGGGAACCAAGTTCGTGCTCGAGGCATGGGCACGCAAGGTACGCCAGCCATCAGAGTTATACGATAAGGTGTTCGAGTTTCACCGCAAGTACCGCCCCCGCAAGTGGGGCATCGAGTCTTTCTCTCAACAGAACTGGGTGAAG